CGAAGCCTGTATGGATGAAGGGAGTCGGACCTTATTTGGGCAGGGTGGCTAATCATTTAGATACAGAGTATATGGGGACTATTGAAGTCGAAATTTTAAAAACTACCGAATCAGGTAGTCCTACTGAATCTAGCGGATATTACATTCCATGTACATATGTAAGTCCTTTTTTAGGACAAACTCCAAGGAAAGGTGTACAAGAAACAGACAAATTTGATTATACACAAAAAAGTTATGGATTTTGGGCTGTTCCTCCTGACGTAGATACTAAAGTTTTGGTATTAATGGCTGAAAATAATTTTGGTTTTGGGTTTTGGATAGGATGTGTTCAAGATAAATTCATGAATTTTATGATGCCTGGTAATGCATCAACTTCTTATAGTAGTCAACCGGGTGGAGGAAAAGGTGGAGGAGGTGGAAAGTATGCAAATAAGATTGTACCAGTAGGTGAATATAATAAAGTTATAACAAAAGGTACAGGCAATGATCCTACACAATATTATAAACCAGTTGATACACGGCATGCAGACATTTTAGAAAAACAAGGTTTAACTAAATGGTCAGAAAGTATAGTTGATCAAACTAGGGGAACAACTACTTCGAGCGCAAGGCGTGAAGTTCCTAGTATGGTAGTTGGAATAAGTAGTCCAGGTCATCCTGACAGGAAAGGACCTAAAGTACAGTATGGAGAAAAGTTTGGACAAACAAATGTACCGTTTAGTAGATTAGGTGGCACAAGTTTTGTAATGGATGACGGAGATGAAAAAATTCTTCGTAAAAAACCTGCAAACACCGATCCTCCAGAATATGCTTATGTAGAAAAAAAACAATTTGATGGAGATGTAACATTACCTCATAATGAATTAACAAGATGGCGCACTCGCACAGGACATCAGATTGTAATGCACAATACTGAAGATTTAATTTATATTATCAATGCTCAAGGTAATGCTTGGATAGAATTAACAAGTAATGGAAAAATTGATATTTACACAGATGACAGTGTAAGTATTCATTCAGAAACTGATTTTAATTTAAAAGCAAATAGAGATATTAACTTAGAAGCCTCAGGTAATGTTAATATTAAAGCTAGAGAACAAATGCGTATAGAGTCTGGTAATGCTACGCATTGGAAAGTAGGAACAGCAGAAGTTAAAAAAGATCCTGCATTAAGGCCAGAATTAGGCATTAAAAATGAAGACGGTACATGGAAATGGAATAGTTTTGAGGATTTACCAACAGTAGAACAACCCGGTGACAATTTGTATATAGATGTAAGTAGAGATGTTTATTGGAAGGTAGGTACTCATCCTAAATTAGGAGATTTTAAATTAGAAGTATCTCAAGACGGACATGCAACATTTGATAGAGATTTCTTTTTGCTTGCAAAAGAAAATATCCATCAGCATTCTAATCAAGCAACATTCCATCTTGCTGATACCACTTTTGATCAAAAAGCAGGTGATAAGTTTTTTCAAGAATCTGCATCAGATATGAATTTAAAATCTGGAGCAAATATGAAAATTTTAGCTAGCTCAAATGCAGTTGTCAAAGCATCAAATAATTTTATAACTGCAAGTGCAGCTAATCATATTAAAGCAGGAGGCACAAATTATGTTACAGCAGGAGGAACTAATGAATATAATGCACCTGTTAATAATATGAGCCAAATCCAAAATTTCGGAAGCGGATCTGCTACAGGGTCTGACGGAGCATCTGCGGATTCAGCCACAGATGCGCAAGATGCGTTATTACCAGAATGTGCTCATCATGCTTATATACCAATTAGAATACCTATGCATGAGCCATATTTAAGTCATGAAAATTTAAAGCCGCAAGTTTTTTATCCAGACAAAACAGATAGTACAAATTCTATAAATGATGCATGCGAATTTGCAATAAAATATGAACAAGAAGAAATTAAAACACCTTTAATATTTAAAGGTGGTGCTCAAGAGGACACATTTAGGAAAGGTAGGTAATGTTTAAAGATAGGTCTATTTATCAAGAAGTTAACGTAAAAAGTAAAAATAGTACAAAAAATTTTACTCCTGGAACAAAAATTTACAGAGGTATAAGCACAGCTAATCCTGAAAACACAAATATCGTATTATACGATATAGCATTAATTAAGCAAGATATAATTAATCATTTTCATATAAGACAAGGCGAATGTTTGAGTAATTTACAATTTGGAACAATAGTGTGGGATGTTTTATTTGAACCTGTTACTCCAACATTGCGTAATTTAATAATTGAAAATGTAAATGATATAATTAATAGCGATCCTAGAGTTTCGGTAAGTTCAGTTGTAATAGATGAGTATGAATCCGGCATACAAATCGAGTGTAATTTAGTGTACTTGCCTTACAATATTCAAGAAAGTATGCAACTAAATTTTGACAGAAATATAGGTTTTTTAGCGAATTAAAAGGGTATTTTAAGTTGAAATAAATATTAGATATAAGATATATAAGGAATAGTTTATGGCATCTACTGATAGACAAAATAGATTGTTAGTAGCTGAAGATTGGAAGAGAATTTATCAAACTTATCAAACAGCAGATTTTCAAAGTTATGATTTTGAAAGTTTAAAGAGAGTTATGATAAGTTATTTAAGAGAAAATTACCCTGAAGACTTTAATGATTATATTCAAAGCTCAGAGTATATTGCCTTAATTGATTTAATAGCTTATTTGGGACAAAATTTGTCATTTAGAGTTGATTTAAATGCAAGAGAAAATTTTCTTGAATTAGCTGAAAGACGAGAAAGTATTTTACGATTAGCTAGATTGTTAAGTTATAATCCCAAAAGGAACGTAGGTGCCAATGGATTATTAAAAATAACAAGTGTTAGAACAACAGAAACTGTTACAGACTCAAACAATTTATCATTGCGTAATCAGAATATTGTATGGAACGATCCTAGTAATCCTAATTGGTATGAGCAATTTATAAAAGTATGTAATTTAGCATTTGATAACATAAATTTGTTTGGCTCACCGTTAAAGAACGAAATGATAGCAGGTATAGATACATCTATATATAGGATTAATAGTCCTGATTTAGGAGTTTTACCTGTGTTTACAATTTCAAAAACATTAGACGGGTCAAGCTATGATTTCGAAATTGTTCCAGCAGATATTAATGGAAGTATAGCTGAAGATGCACCGGCACCGGGCAATAAATTTAAAATATTGTACAGAGAAGATGGTGTTGGACCTAATAGTCCGAATACAGGTTTTTTTTGTCTATTTAAACAAGGAACAATGGATTATGGCGATTTTGAAGTTGTAACTCCTAGTCAAAATCAATTAGTAACTGTAGATGCAATTAATGTTAACAACGATGATGTTTGGTTATACAGTCTTTCAAACAATACGGATTTAGATACTTTATGGACTAAGGTAGATTCAATAGAAGGTAATAATATAATTTACAATGATGTTGCAAAAAATATTCGTACTATCTATGGAGTTTTAACCAGGGTAAATGATAGGATAAGTTTGATATTTTCTGATGGAATTTTTGGAGATTTGCCAAAAGGAAATTTTAGAATTTATTATAGGACAAGTAGGAATCAAAATTTAGTAATAACACCTAGAGATATGCTAGGTATTGGTTTAGATATAGAATATATTAGTGCAAGTAATAAGTTAGAAACTTTATCTTTAGTGTTAGAATTACAGTATACAGTTAATAATAGTTCAGTGAGCGAAGGTAATGAATCTATTAGGAAATTAGCTCCTATGAGTTATTATACTCAGAATAGATTAATTACTGCAGAAGATTATCAAATAGGCCCTCTATTGTCTAATAATCAAATTATTAAAGCAAAAAGCATTAACAGAATATCTAGTGGTATATCTAGATATTTTGATTTGACAGATGCAACAGGTGCTTATAGTAAAACAAATGTCTATGGTACAGATGGTATACTATATCAAGAATCTTTTGTAGATAAGATTTCATTTAATTATAGAAATTTGACAGAAATTGAAAATGTTTTATATAATATAATTGATCCATTACTTAAAACTCAAAAAATAAAAAATTATTATTATGCTAATGTTACAAGAATACCTTATGTTGATCAAGGCATAAAATGGGTTTCAGTAACAAACAATATAAATTTAAATACTGGGTATTTAGAGAATGAAGCTAATATAAAACAAGTAATAGGCCAAAGCACTACATCAATTTTGCAGTTTATAAAAATTAATACGCATATTAAATTTTTTGCTCCTGCTGGATATTATTTTAATGCCAACAGAGAATTAGTACCTGGAGATGCAAATGTCCCTAATTCAACTACATATTTTTGGGTAAAAGTAGTAGGAACGTTTAATGATGGAACAGAATTAAATGAAGACGGTAGTGGACCTATATATTTCAATGATAGTATACCAACCGGAGCATTATTAGGCGAAATACGACCATTTCTATCAAAAGCAATTAGTGACGATGTAAAAACTGAAATGATAGATCAAATAACAGCTAATAAATTATTTGGCTTAAGATATGATCGTGTATTAGATCAATGGTTAATCGTTCTTGAAGAAAATTTAAATTTAGATAAACCTTTTAGTTTGGGTAAATCTGGAGATAGCACAGGGCAGAAAT